TGGAACATGGAAGAAGGTCAATCGGCCACACTACGCTTCCTACCTGACGGTAACACAAAAAACACATTTTTCTGGGTCGAACGAGCAATGATCCGACTGCCATTCAACGGCGTCAAAGGAGAGATGGAATCAAAACAAGTATTCGTACAAGTACCCTGCGTGGAAATGTGGGGAGACGCCTGCCCGGTACTGGCAGAAGTTCGCACTTGGTTCAAGGACAAGAGCCTTGAAGAAATGGGTCGCAAGTACTGGAAGAAACGCTCATACCTGTTCCAAGGTTTTGTGCGTGAGAATCCCATCTCCGAAGACAAGACTCCGGACAATCCCATCCGTAAGTTCATCATTGGACCTCAACTGTTTACCTTGATCAAGGGTGCGTTGATGGATCCTGAGTTGGAAGAATTGCCAACTGACTTGATGCGTGGCTTGGACTTCCGTATCACTAAGACCCAAAAGGGCGGCTTTGCCGACTACAACAGCTCTAAGTGGGCACGTAAAGAGTCCGCACTCACAGAAGCTGAACAGGCTGCAATTGAAACTCACGGCTTGTATGACTTGAGCACATTCTTGCCCAAGCGTCCCGGCGATGTTGAGATGAAGGTGATCAAAGAGATGTTTGAAGCATCAGTAGATGGACAGCCATACGACACTGAGCGTTGGGGTCAATACTTCCGCCCTGCTGGCGTAGCCGCACCTGGTGGTGCCGCAGCTGGTGATGCAGATGACACACCAGCACCTGCTGCCAAGCCAGCACTTAAAGTTGCTGCTCCGACTGCACCCGCTGCCGAAGATTCTTTTGATGAAGAGCCAACACCAGCAGCCGCACCTGTGTCAGCAGCCAAGCCCAGCGGTAATGCCCAAGACATCTTGGCCATGATCCGCGCACGTCAAACCAAGCAGTAATCTCTGCATTAACACAAGGAGGCAACTCCTTGTGTTCTCTATTTTTATAACAGGTGATACATGGGAAAACCATTTGATGTAAGTAAATTCCGCAAGGAAATTACCAAATCAATCGATGGCCTATCGATTGGTTTTAATGATCCAACAGACTGGATCTCAACAGGCAACTACGCACTAAACTATTTGATTAGCGGTGACTTCAATCGTGGCATCCCACTAGGCAAGGTAACTGTGTTTGCTGGCGACTCTGGTGCAGGTAAGAGTTATATTTGCTCAGGTAACATTGTGAAGAACGCACAAGAGCAAGGTATCTTTGTGGTGTTGATTGACTCAGAAAACGCACTAGACGAGGACTGGCTCAAAGCACTTGGCGTTGACACAAGTGACAGCAAATTACTCAAATTGAGTATGGCCATGATTGATGATGTGGCCAAAACTATCTCCACATTCATGAGCGACTACAAGGCCTTGCCAGATGGCGAGCGTCCCAAGGTCATGTTTGTAATTGACTCACTGGGCATGTTGTTAACACCCACTGATGTGAACCAGTTTGATGCAGGCGAAATGAAGGGTGATCTAGGACGTAAACCCAAAGCTCTCACCGCCTTGGTGCGTAACTGTGTGAACATGTTTGGTTCATACAATGTGGGCTTGGTTTGTACCAACCACACATACGCAAGCCAGGATATGTTTGACCCAGACGATAAAATTAGCGGCGGTCAAGGTTTCATTTACGCCTCATCAATTGTTGTGGCCATGAAGAAGATGAAGCTGAAAGAGGACGAGGACGGCAACAAGATTACTGATGTCATGGGCATCCGTGCCGGTTGCAAAGTAATGAAAACACGCTATGCCAAACCTTTTGAAGGCGTACAAGTTAAGATTCCATACACAACAGGCATGAGCCCATACTCAGGTCTTACTGACTTGATTGAGAAAAAAGGCCTGCTCAAGAAAGAAGGCAACAGTTTGGTGTTTACTACCAGTCATGGTGAGATCATCAAGAAGTTCCGTAAAGGATGGGAACGTAATGATGATAACTGTCTTGATACTGTGATGAAAGACTTTGGGAATATTAAAGAAGAGGTAAGTACCGGCGAGGAGGAAGCAGAATGAGTGAAGCGATAGCGTCAGAGATTTGGGGCGAACTCAAACGTTTTGTAAACACAGTTGATCGCCAAGAGGCTGCCGAAACTGTGGTTCAAATTTTGATGGACAATGACAGTGATGTGGAAGATATCCGTGATGCGTTCAAAGGCGATAGTGATATCAAACGAGCACTTACTGCATATCTTGACAACGACAAAGATTACTCAGAAGACGACGAAGAAGAAGATCCTGAAGAAGAGGATTACAACGAAGACGACTGGGAAAATTAATGTCAAAAGTTTTTGAAATTCGGGACTACTATTGCTCCATGAAATTCAAATTTTTAAAGATTGACTTAGAATCGACTACTACTTATAATTGCCATGCAGCTAGTCCGCACTCAGTTGATTTTAATTGGCTAAAGAATAATCCAGGTAATTTGTTTAACACCAACGTCAATGTTGCCGAACGGCAAATGATGTTGGAAAACAAGCGCAATTCAAGTTGTGAACAAAATTGTTGGTCTGCCGAAGACAACGGTGCCCAAAGCCCACGACAGTATCAACTGGGCATACAGCGCACCCACTCAGTGGTTAATACCAATCCAGAGATTGTTGATCTAACAATTGGTAGTGATTGTAATTTGACTTGCAGTTATTGTTGTAAAGAATACTCTTCGGCCTGGCGCAGAGATTTAGTCACACACGGAAACTATGATGTGCAGTCTGATGCAAACAGATTTGCGTTAACGGTCAAAGATACTGTCTTGATGAAATTCAGTCAATCGGCATTAAAATCAACCTTGCATTATCAAAGTTTACTAAACGAGATCAAACTGGTTGCCCCGACACTAAAAAAATTAATAGTAACAGGTGGTGAACCTTTTTTGGATAATCAGCTAATAGAAACAATCAGGCAGTTACCATTCTCAAAAGATTGCAAGATACAAATGTACACTGGGCTGGGCGTGAATGTTTCAAGATTTGAAAAAATACTAAACCGGTTAAAAACAGTTGACAATTTGTATCTAACTGTCAGTGCAGAATGTACTAATCAATTGCATGAATTCAATCGCTATGGTTCTTCCTGGTTGGATTTTGAACACAAGATACAACTAATTCGCAAGCATGGCATAAAGTATGAGTTCCAATCCACACTTTCAAATTTAACTGTATTTGGATTTGCTAATTTTGCTAAACAATTCAAGGATGATACTATTAGAATAACTTTTGCGTATCAACCAAACATGATGGCTCCGTATGTTCTTGATTCTACAAGCAAACAAGTTATAATAGAACAGTTACAGTTGTTACCTGAATCGATGAAAAATCAAATTGTACGGTCAATGTCAGCAGAGCCAACTGAATCTCAACGCCAGGGTATCAAACAATTTCTTACTGAGTTTGTCAACAGACGAAAAGATCTTGACATAACTATATACCCAAAACATTTTTTAAATTGGATAAGTTATGTGGTATAGTCGTGTTGTTGCCAGTCTTGATGCTATTCCGGACTTCATTGCTCACTACGAGCGTGAGCTTGATGATGCCAAAAAAGATTGTCGGATTGGGGGTCTTGTGGAAAAAAATATCACAACACTTCCAGGCCTAACTGAGTTTAGATATAACCAGCTGCAAGAGATTGAAGCTGTGTTGAACTATCTCAACATCCAACTGCGTAAAATCCGTAGAAAGCACTTTCAAAAGTACCTGGAAGGGTATGCCCGTGCGCTTACAAGTCGCGATGCTGAAAAGTATGTGGATGGCGAGGACGAAGTTATTGACTACGAAACCATAATCAACGAAGTAGCATACTTGCGCAATCGTTGGCTAGGTATCATGAAGGGCCTGGATACCAAACAGTGGCAAATGGGTCACATTGTGCGCCTTAGAACTGCTGGTATGGAAGATATCCAGGTATGAAGCAAGAGCAGTTTGAGCAAAAAATTCAACAGGCCTTAAGCAAACAAGAAGAAGCGGAACAGAGACAGCAACAGGCTCGCAGCCAATTGACCCCTGAAGAATTGGCCTGGCAAAATGATCTAGAAGAAATACAACTTGTACTAATAATTGTTCTAGTTGCAAGTTGGGGTGCTTACTGGTATTTTTCAGTACACCTATGACTCTTGTCAAGGATTAATACCATTACTCCAAAGATCGGGGTATTGTTTAGCAATGGTTACCAACACAGGATCTAAAGCATCAACTCCTACATTTTCTGCTTTCATCTTGCCTTTTTTAACCACTTGATTCCAACTGTTATCAAATATCGCATCAGCAATTCCTTGACTGCTGCGATTTACTTTCTGCTCCCAACTTGGAGTTTCTCTTTTGGCACTGATTTGCGCAGTTTTGATATTTAGATTGCCCATGATAGTTAGATGCCATCCTCCAACCACATGTGCAGGAAACTCGCCCATGCTTTTGTTGCGACTGACATAAAATCTCATGACATCTTCAGGAAGATGTTTTACTCGCGTCATTTTGGTTCCAGGCCAAAATCCATAACGACCTTTCCATTCTAAGAAACAAACTCTATACTCTTGATGCCAGCATATTCTTTGATTTTGATCAATGAGTTCAATGGCTTGATCTAACATTCGTGGATCCCAAAATTCATCGCCGTCACTGAACGCCACCACTGATTCTGGCTTGTTTAGGCCATGCACTAATTCTAACGCCCGACTGCGACTTTGCCGCTCAACTGCTCGCCCTTGATTTTTTAAATCTAATTGGTCAAATTCCGAAGTATCAATTTTTACGTAATCGTAAACAATTTTTTGTTGTAACTCGGGAGATAGTTTATCAAAAACATGGTCAAAATGTTTGGCATGCGGTTGCATGGTAAAACTGTGATCAGCCTCTACCACAACAAAATGCTCTACCCAGGGCGCAAGGTATTGTATCCGTGTGAGAAAAAGATCTGTTTCGTTGTAGTATAAAAAGCTGTCAATTATCATGTTAAAATTGGTAAATTATTTGGTAGCGATCGTAAATGGGAAATCTTCCTTGACTTTCGAGATATTCTGCTATCCTACGACCTTTGCCTGTACGCTGGCCGTCGCTGAGTTTGCGACAATTGTCGTCTATGGCTACAAGTGTTCCAGGTTGTAGATGAGATTCGATAACTTGAAATTCTTTCAAATGATGATTGGCACTGGGTTGATCATTGGCCCATTTGACATCCCAAGAATCAAGATAAAATAAATCTACTTGATCAAGATCGTGTAAATGGCTTAGCCATTCCACACTGTCACTGCAAACCACACTAAAATGTTTGCTAGGCAACAGAGATTGTGCAACCACACATGCTTCAGAGTCGATATCTACACTGCGAACTTGTCCACCAACTGCATCAACAAACTCTGTAAACAATCTAGCACTTTGCCCATCTTTCCAATTGTCTATCTTGCGCAAAGTTCCAGTTTCTACAATGTTGAAGTTTGAAGATTTTTTCTTCAGCAACAAGTCAAACATCAAAGCAAAGCCATCAGCTCGATGAAACATGCCTTCGGTCAGACCACGTTTGGCTCCTGATGTATTGACATTAAGAAGAGGATAATAGTGTTTGTGAAAATGCTCAAGCCAATTCATTGTGATTTTTAGGGAAAGTTTACGTGGCTTATACGATTATCAATTTGTACCAAATTATAATCTTGTGTTGTAGCAAGAGTTTTTGCAGTTTGATTGTTTCGCACAAACAAACAAGCACTGCATTGTTTTCTTGGATCAAAAAATTGTTTAACAGGTTCAATAAATAATTTTTGTACTTGTGTGTTTTTTACTGTTCCCCATTTGTCACTGTTAAATTTGCGTTCAGGAAGTTGGCCGTCTGATCCTGGTTCACCAGTGATTTCTTCTGCCAGCACAGTGACTGAATCGCATGGATAGCAACTGCTATAACCAGCATCTTCGTGGCCGGTAGTATCCCAAAATACATTAAAACTTTGCAAATGGCACTGTCCCTCGTCCCAAAGATCATCAGCTTCTTGTTGGGTACCATGATACTTCAGTTGGTGAAATATGTGACCAGTTGGCGTTCCATCTTCTTTGATTAAGCCAAGTGCAAAAAGTCTTTCTGCTAGAGCTTGATGACTGCGTAATTGTATATCTCTAGACAAATTGCAATCAGTTAACAATCGAACATAATCTGCGCCCCAGGCTTGCGCTGCCGATTCTAACCTTGACAATATTTCATCTTCAGTCCATGGCCCATACACATAGCTCAATCCCAACGTGATGTCAGGATTGTGTTTTAGTGTTTGAGGTATACGTTGTAAATTAAATTTTCCTTGAGGATAAAATGGACTGGCATTTTCTGGAGTAATACTGATACGTACCCAATCAAAATGTTGGTAAATGTCATCAGACACCTTGGCAGGAAATCCGTTTGTGATCAGTCCCAAGCTAATATCTAATTGACCAAGCCATTCAACAAATTCTTCAAAATGCGGCCATATGTTAGGCTGCCCACCACCGCTGAGTATTAATCCTCTAAGCCTGATATCTGACCCTGTGATGCTTTTGTACAGGTCATTGTATTCTGGATAGTGCAGGCGATTGTATTCTGCTTGATCAAAATACAGTTTTGAAACAAAATCTTTGGCTTCTTGCAAAGTCACACTGTCTTTTTTGTTGCGCCCTATAGTAGAACAGTATTGACAATGACTCATACAAACTTGGTGATTGGTCATTGTGGCTCTTATGATGCTGCCCATTCCTGTATCGCGTAGTTTTTTAAAAATAGGCCAATGATAGTTTAATTTTTCTCCTGTGGCAGTATAAGAACTTTCTTGCACAGTCTTTGTGTGCCTTACATCTTTGGGATCAATCTTTTTGCGACTAGGCGATGCCACACGCATTGTGACTGGGCCTGATTGTGTAAGGTACATGCCTTCAGTAGGCCCAAATAGTTCTATGTTTTTTGCCAATTCATCAAACTGGTCTGGACTAATGGGTTGCATGTTTAAAAAGCGACCTTGTGAGTCTAGCAATTGTACATCAGTGTGAACTGCAAAGTGATTGCCAGCACCTTGATATCGTAGCACAAGCTCATACTGATTTTCGTTTTGTCTAAAGGTCAGACTGTATTCTCCTGCCTGACTTTGTTTTAATACTTGCATAGATTATTTTTTGAGGGTAAAGAACCCATCACCTTGACTGTTGCGTTCGGCCCAATTGTCTTTGATACCTTGCACACGATGTTTTACATGCACAGTGGACCATCCGTACTGTTTGAATTTGTTTGTCCACCATGATTCATCATTGATTTGAACATGGCTACGATCCAAATGATATTCAGGAATTCTAAATACTCCATTGTCCCCCAAGGGAATCACATGCCACATGTTGTTGGCTAAACTGCTGTAATTTTCTAAAAACATGTTCAACGGCTGATCAGGTACATGTTCTAATACATCTTTGGTAATTATCCAATCAAATTTTTGCCGCCAAGGCACTGGGTGGTCGTTAGTAATCAATGCCACAAAGTCTCTAGTGTCAGGATCTGCTTGCCCTACAGCATATTCACTAACATCAACCCCACGTGCATCTATGCCCAGCAGGCGCAATGCTTTGGTCACATAACCTTTGCCGCAACCATAATCTAATACTTGATCTCCAGTTTTGAGACCAAGTTCTTTGATAATATAGTACGCCATTGGAATAGTCAGTTCGGGTATCCATCGATAATTTACATAGCAACTTTTACCACTGGCTATACCATCTTCGTAGTATTTTTTATCATAAAAATTTGAAAGCAGTTCCATTGACAATATTTAGTGCTGTAAACTACGTCTATAAATATGTGATGAAATCTCCCAGAGCCACTGAAATATTTTTAAATCAAATTTGGAATAGTTCTAATCTTGGATTTTATGTTGAAATTGGTGCATTTGATGGCGTGAGAAAAAACAGCACCATTATATTAGAACGACTGGGATGGGATGGGGTTTGTGTTGAACCTACTCCGAGCAGTTTTCAATCTCTCAAAAACAACAGAAAATGTCGTTGCTTGAATGTTGCAGTGTATGATCAGCCTGGCCAACTTGAATTTGCATTATTTCCCACCAGACCAGAATGGAATGGAATTATTGAAACTTTTGATCATCACCATCAAACACATTTGAATCATCAAGGCGAACAGTATAAAAACCATCCGTGGGAACAGCCAGAAATTATTCAAGTTCCGTGTGTGACCTGGACTGATCTCGAACTGCCGCTACATATAGATTATTTGCAAATTGATGCCGAAGGTGCAGAACTTAAAATCTTAAATTGCATAGATTGGGATACAGCAGACATAACTTTTATTTGTTTAGAAGATGTTCCGGGCACAGAAGGTAATACTGTGTTAATTGATTTCATGCAAGATAAGGGATACAAACTTGTGTTTCAACAAAAATTTGATAACATATGGAAAAAAACAAAATGAAAATTGTACTTGTCACAGGCGGCTTTGATCCACTACATTCTGGACACATTGCTTATTTTAAATCTGCCCGCACACTGGGCGACATGCTGATTGTAGGACTTAACAGTGACGAATGGCTGACTCGTAAAAAAGGCCGGCCGTTCATGCATTGGACGGAAAGATTATGTGTGATAAACAATCTTGCCATGGTAGACGAAGTGTACACATTTGACGATGCGGATGGTTCAGCCAAGGAGTTCATACGTCAAGTACGAGCGCACTATCCTGACGCAACACTGGTATTTGCCAATGGCGGAGATCGTACTGACAAAAATATTCCTGAGATGGATATAGCAGATGCCAATCTAGAATTTGTGTTTGGTGTGGGTGGTGAAGATAAAAAGAATTCCAGTTCGTGGATTCTTGAAGAGTGGAAAAAGCCCAAGACAGATCGAGCCTGGGGATACTATCGTGTGCTACATGAAGTTGGTGCTAACACCAAACTGAAAGAACTCACCGTGACACCCAAAACTTGTTTGAGCATGCAACGGCACGACAAACGAGCAGAGTTTTGGTTTGTGGCCGAAGGCGAAGCCACAGTATACACACTAGATTCCAGCACAGATAGAGATGTC